TGATGCTCTAACATCTTTAAATTCATCAGAGTTTCCCCCGTTAAATAAGTGTTCAAACTCCTCTGTAATTCGTCTCCAGTAGTCAGATATTGATTTTCCGGCAACGTCAAAAAAAAAGTAGGCACATCGGCATATTTAGCCCAATGTTCAATCTTTGACTTGTTATAATCGTGCTGATAGCTGAACGGATTTTCAATCTCGTCAAAGTATTTGACCGTTGCCAGTTTGATCTGGATCTGGACAGATATAGCCAGTTCTTTGCGTTCTTTCAATCTGGCGTTCAATATACCGATCTCAATTAGTTTCTTGTTGGTCTTGATCTTTTCGGATTCCAGAACGGCATCAACGGCTTTGCAATGGCTATCCAGGTAAACCGGATTAACTGCCGCATCCAACTCCCGGTAAATGTCAATGGCTGCATGCATCCGTTCATAGGGGATGTTGATGTCATGCCCAAAACAGAAGTAATTCCGGTTTCCAGAAGTAAACGCAAACTTGATCTTATCCCAATGCTTCCGGTCGGCAGTCCCATTGTATTGCGGGGTTACAGGTTGATCTTGCTGCGTAAGTATGCCAGTAGTTTGAGGCTCATGTGATTTAGTCCAAGGCCAAATATTGAAAGCCATATAGGTTGATTAAAGTAAAATATTGAGATGATAAGGTATTGCCATGCACCCGAACAAAAGAGGCATTCACCGAGAGGCTTTGCGATGTTTTCGGGCAGTTCTTGGAGTTGCTTTAGATACCATTGGAAAGGCGGCATATGATCCATCAGATAGTCCAAGAACAATGATAGCATTGCCGACAGTATCGCAATCTGAAACAGGGCTAATAATGCAGCATCCTCTGCGCTTGCCTCCACAATTTGATTCATAGTTTGTCATGGTTGATTAAAAGAAAAGGATTGCGAGAATGACAACGATTGAAAGAATCAATAGGATTTTAAACGCTGATTTAGTGTCGTTGTCTGGCTTCGGTTCATCCTGATTCAGCATATCAACTGCCTCGTCATGCGTGAAAACTTTAAGACCGTTAACTATTCTCATGTCAGTAACCTTCCGGCAGTTCGTTGTAGAAAGCATTCACGAAAGCAACCGTTTCATCTGTTGAACCGTTCGCCACATTAAATGAAATGCAATTATACATCTTTCCGTCAATTGCAACAAAATTCAATTCCTGCAAGGATGGATTCAAGAACCGGATTTCATACGGGCCACCAAAGCCGGAAAAGAACCCTTGCGGAATTAATGTGTTATCCAGATCAATCTGGATGTGCGTACCACCGATGACCTCAGAGGTTTGATAGGTCACATGGTTCTGACCATTGCTAATCCTGATCTTAACCGTTTCATCTGGATATCCAATCGGAAGGTAAACCAGGAGGGTTTCAAAGCAGGAAATCAGAGGCTCACAGATGGAGTAACAGGTTTTACAGCAGTTCATTTTGTTCAATCAATTTCGTAATCGGTTGCAATTTCATTAAAATTAGTGAAAACAAAATATCTGAACTCATCGAGACTGTGTGATAGGTTCGGGTTCTTCAGCTTCCACGGGTCAAGACTTCCTTTTCGGTCGACCTGGGCTTGCTTTAAATCCTCAATCAGCAGGTCATTTTCTTCCGCTATCCTGACATTACATCTTTGCAGAACCATGTTAGTGATGACTCTGGACTGGATATGTGACGGGTTAGCAGGTGCGACCTGAATCTGCATATCATTCAACTGCAGATGTGATTTAATGGCCGTGTAGGCTGAGATATTATCCGATGTGAATGCTGACTTGTTTTGCCCGGATGCATCCCCGTTGATGATGAACTTTGCTTTTGGGAATTCAGCCTTGATCGTTTCACAAAGTATTTTTAGATCCCCGATTCGGTATGTCTTAATCTTATTGATCGTGGCGTAATACTTCTGGCCTTTGACGTTCTTCAGAAACTGGTAGACTCCGCAGGTGTTGGTCACGTTGAAGTCAAATGAAAGGTATATTTCAAACTGAGGGTTGATGTTGATCCTACCCTTTACAACGTGCTTGTCGGCCTCGAAAGAATAGGCAAAGGTTGAATCAACATCTTCAACTCCCCAATCGCCCAAGGCCCAGACCTTATACCTTCTCTCGCCTTCCAGACCGTGACCTTTGATCCGCAAAAGGCGTTCGTGTAGGGCTTCCCGGTCGATTGTGTAATTGTCCCAGAAGGTTGACTTGTGGAATAGGCAATCGGGTTTATCCTTGTTCTCATCCACTTCCCGTTTCAGCCAATGGTTGATGGATTCAGGATTCCAGTCCATTATGAGAGATATGGGAACGCCTGTTTCACCTCGTAGGGTTGTGTCGATATAGTCCACATCTTCACGAGTGAATTGGTTAGCTTCGTTTAACCAGGCAATGTTAGCCCCTTCCACGCCCTTACCCTTTTCTGCCTTGTCCATTCCCAATCCTCTGAACCAATTACCCGTGTGCTTATTGATGATCTCAAAGTGATTCTTTCGGATGATGAAATCATTCTTGAAGTTCTTATAAATCAAGTTTGTCAGCAGAGTAAAGGTAGAGCCTTCAATGTCGGAATAGACCTTTCTGGAATGAATCACATTGAACTGGTAAGGCTGAAAGGAATGGTAGATTAGCTTTCTAGCAATGTTGTGACTCTTGGCTGATTGCCTTGTCCCGTAATGGCCCTCCTTGGTGTAGAGAGTTTCTACGAAAGGCCAGTACCACTTTAACCACCATTTACGGTCGAATTCGTAATTCATTTGCTAATTTATTTCGGGAAAAAGTTAGCAAACAAACTATTTTTCTGGTGGTGGTTCTGGTCCGGTTATTCGAACAGTAAGTTCTGGCGGTGTAGTTTCTATTTCCTGCTTATCTCTCCACTCTTCCTTAAATCGGTTTTTCATGTTGAAAATCCAGATAGGGGCATTTATTGAAGTTTCGACCAAAACGGTATTTCCGTCTTTATCTCTGGTCATTTCCTTCTTATTGAGGATGTTTTCAATGGCTTGAGTCTCCCACCAAAACCTGTTTTTATCCAAGGCTTTTTTTCTTGAGTCGGAAAATTCTGGATGAACTTTTACCCATTCATACAAAGTATCCTTACAAGTGTCTGTAACTGAACCAAATGATTCAAAGGAATATCCTTTCGCCATGTGGTCAATAAGCATTTCACAAAACTTCGGGTCATAGCTTGTGGGCCTTCCTGCTGGCATAGTTTAACATTTTAAGTAGTGCCGTTCTCACGGTAAATGATTTGAATTGACTATTTCTTCTTTGTCGGCTTCTTTGCGGTCTTTGCAGACACTTTGAAGTCCTTCTCTGACGGTGCGGCCTTTGAACCAACACGGTTCATCTTCTCGCCTGAACCTGCTTCAATGCGTTTCTTCTTTGCGTTGATGTTAGCGTATAATCCTGGTTTCATTTTTTATGTTCGTTTAAATTTGACTGCTTTCGATTTTACCGATTTCTTACCTTCACATCCCCAAGCTTGGCGGCTGAGGTCGTTCGGGCATGGTGGATTCTTGCACTTCTTGATTCCGGCTGATCTGGCACAATAGGAGTCACCTTTGGCCGTGCCGGGTGCGATGGAATAACCCTTTGCCCCGAACTTGACGGTTTTGTCACCTATTGTTTTTTTAAACTTCTTTTCAGCCATTTTACATTTTCTTTTTGCTCGGCTTCTTCGCCTTGCCTGCCGTGCTAAGTGCGATTGCAACGGCTTGCTTTTGCGGCTTGCCTGACTTCATCTCTGATTTGATGTTGGATGAAATGGTTTTAGCTGAACTTCCTTTTTTGAGTGGCATAATTGAAATCGTTTTCGCAAATATAAAAAAACCCTCAATTAAGAGGGTCTTGTTTTTTCAGTTCTGAAATCATGTTTCGAATTGCTAGTTTTAATCTGGCTTCATGAATGAGAGGCACACGGAAGGCGATTGTCGTGGTTGGCTCTCCGGCCTTGCGTCCGCATCCTGCTTTACGAGGGCCGTCTTTTGGGATTCCTTTAGGCATTGGATTGATTAATCGTTTTCATCCCATTTTGATTTTCTAAGTTCAAAAATACCGACATAGGCAGGATATTCTCTCATAAATTTTCTGGCGTAAAATGGCTTAAAATTGTTATTAAGTTTATATCCATCATTTCCATGTTGCATTATTTTTAGCCATCGAATTTGATTGTAAATCAACTCTGCTGAAATTTTATTCAATCCTCTGTTGATTAGTTGAAATGAAAGGTTTTTAAAATTGTCCCAGATATGAGGATTTTCAATATCGTATTGACAGAATTTGCGGTCAAGTTCTTGATTTTCCATAATTGTTATTTGATTAAATCGGTTCTTGTAATAGTGTATCCTGCTTTGCGGTAATTGCGATAGTCACCAGATGAGATGCACTCGGCATTCTCAGGCAGACCACCGAGGAACTTTATTGCGGCCTCTGGATTACCGAAGGCTTTGTCTCCGGCTGTTTTCAGAACTTCCAATGTGTTGGCGTTCTGGTCGATTTTTACTATGAAAGGAATGAAGGTGTTCATGGTTATTTTATTTTTGATTGTTAGAAGTTAAGACCTTTGTTATTCATATAATCGAATCTGATTCCTTTATTTTCTTGAAAACATTTCATTGCGAACCAAGAAGCGACAAACATTTTGTCATCTTTAATTTGAACTACTGATTTTGGAAACCAGAATTCTCTTTCATAAGCAGTACGACCCCCAAATGAATCAGCTAAAGTTGATACTTTAAGAGCCTTCTCAGACTCTTGAACTATTGTGAAATTTGCTTTGATGTTGATGAAATTAAAGTTTTGCGTTGCCATGTCTTTTTTGTTTTCTTGTTTTCGTTGAGACAAAAGTACTACTTCTTTTCAATTCCGCAAACATATTTGAAAAGAAATGTAAAATATTTTTCAATTATTTTTTATCCCTTTGATTTTCAGGGCGTTTTGATTACATAATTTTTAGGTTAAAATTTGCCTTATGGTACTGAAACATTTCACTCTTGCAGAATTTGATTCGAAAGATTCCCCTGGTTCTGGTTCACAGATGCAGCCTGATTTTTTGACCAAACTAGACAAGGCCCGTTCATTGTGCGGAATTCCTTTCAAGATCAATTCAGGTTATCGAACTCCTGCTCATAACAAGGCGGTCGGTGGTGAACCGAATTCATCGCATACCAAAGGTTGGGCGGCTGACATCGGCTATTCGTCCGGAACGGAAGGTTATCGCATCCTTTGCTCACTTCAGGCGGTCGGGTTCAACCGGATTGGGATTTATAAATCATGGATTCACGTTGACTGTGATCCTGCATTACCTTCGCACGTCATCTGGTCGAAATAATGAAGATATTATCTACATTTGTCTGCAATCTTCGGCAAGATAGCTTCCATGCCGTTGGTGATCAATGCTCGTATTGGTCAATGCGTTTTATGTATTCACTCGCTGATGTGAATATAAGTTTCTCATCGGTCGAAGGCTTCTTGTTCTATCACGGTTGGCTGATCCTGCTTGTTTGGCGTTGCTTCAATGCCAGTTTGGACACCTATAAACGTGTCAGGGATGTGAGTAAGCCAGAATGGGAAACCCAGATCAAACCTTTGATTTTAAAGGATGCGATCCGGCAACGCAGATTATCACTTTGGAATAGATTT